CATCATGAGCCATGCTACCAGATTGGTTAATAACCCTTTGGATAAACTTTTATTTTTTCCAAGCATGCATGTTGACACAGGGTTTTTTACAAGCCAAGAGGTTGACATTATTTCAAATTACTGTTCTTCTTTACCTTTAGGTAAAGGGCAACTATTTGACGGCACTGACGTTTACAGCACACGAAATGCTAAAACAGCATTCATAAATTCACCGGATAATAACAACAGATGGATTTATGAAAAATTAAATACATTGATAGGATTCTATAATGACACAATGTTTGGCTTTGACCTATTAGGATTTGATTATATGCAATATGCTGAATATGATGTTACAGGAAAACATGAATTTCATATGGATATTGCAATGAATACACCACAGAATATAACATACAGAATTAATGAACATTTAAGAAAAATGACCATTGTATTAATGTTGAATCAACAAGGTGTTGATTTTGAAGGTGGAGACTTTCAAGTGAATCTTTCTGAAGAAAGACTTCCTGTAAATGTAAACATGAACAAAGGTCATGTTCTTTTACTGCCCTCTTTTTTACTTCACAGGGTTACACCAGTCACAAAAGGAATTAGAAAAACTCTTGTTTCTTGGGTTATTGGGCCAAAATTTAGATAATGATTATATTTAAAAAATGTAGGTGGAAAAATTTTCTTTCCACGGGAAACTCATTTACAGAGGTTGATCTAAATCAATCAACTAACACATTGATTATTGGGCAAAATGGTGCAGGCAAATCTACCATATTAGATGCTCTTACGTTTGGTTTATTTGGCAAACCTTTTAGGAAAATAAACAAGCCACAGCTATTGAACTCTATCAATAACTCAAACTGTGTTGTTGAAATTGAATTCTCTATTGGTAAAAAAGAATATAAAATTATTCGAGGAATAAAACCTAATGTATTTGAAATCTATTGCAATAATGTTTTAGTAAATCAAGATGCCAAAGCAAAAGATTATCAAGAACATCTCGAAAAATTTATTCTGAAATGGAACTTAAAAGCCTTTACTCAAATTGTAGTTTTGGGTTCCGCATCTTTCGTACCATTCATGCAATTGACTCCGGCAGATAGACGAACTATTATTGAGGACCTATTAGATATACAAATATTTTCTTCAATGAATAACATTGTCAAAAATAAAATTAGTGCAATTAAAGATTCACAAAAAGACTACGAGTATCAAATAAAATTAATTAACGAAAAAATACAACTTCAAAAACAAAATCTTGAAGAGCATAGAAAAAATTTTGAATCGGAAATTCAAAAGAAAAAAGAAGAAGGAATAAAAAATCAGGAGTTTGTGGAAAAGACAACCCGTGACATTGAGTTAATTCAAAAACATATCGAACAGTTACAGAATAGTATTTCGGATGAAAAAAATATTCATTCAAAAAGTACCAAAATTGTAACATTACAATCAAAACTTTCTGATAACATTAAAAAATTAAATAAAGAAATAGATTTTTTTGAAAAGAATAATGATTGCCCAACATGCCATCAGATCATTACTCATGATACTAAAACTAATCACATCACAACCAAAAAAGATAAAATACAAGAAATCGATGTGGCAAGTGAAAAGCTTTCTGATGAATTGAATAAATTACATTCCCGTTTGGATCAAATTCAAAAAATACAGAAACATATTAATGAACATAACTCTGAAGTAGTTAAATTAAATACACAGATTTTTAGCGTTAATAAGTATAACCTTAAACTAATTGAAGAAATAAAATCTCTAGAACAGAATACATTTTTTACAGAGAATGATAATGAAAAACTAAAAACTTTAAATGATGAATTAAAGAATGCAGAAACAAATGGTAATGAATTATCTGTTCAAAAACAATATCATGAATTTGCTGCTACTCTTTTAAAAGATACAGGCATCAAGACTAAAATTATTAAGCAATATTTGCCAATAATGAATAAGTTGATCAATAAGTATTTAACTGCAATGGACTTTTTTGTTAATTTTAATCTAAATGAAAACTTCGAAGAAACTATTAAGTCAAGGCATCGTGATGTTTTTTCTTACGCTTCCTTTTCTGAGGGAGAAAAGATGCGAATTGACCTCGCTCTATTATTTACGTGGAGACAAATAGCAAAATTAAAAAATTCAACTAATACCAATTTGCTTATTCTAGATGAAGTTTTTGATTCTTCATTAGATGGTGTTGGCACAGAAGAATTTATGAAGCTTTTGAATACACTAGATAATAACACTAACGTTTTTGTTATCTCACATAAGGGAGATCAACTGTTCGACAAGTTTAGATCCGTAATTAGATTTGAAAAGAAAAATAATTTTTCACAGGTGGTAAAATGACTGATGTAATTAAAGAAAACGATGTTATCCGAATTAATACAGATCCATATAAAAATGAACCTTCCGTTTTACAAGAAAAGATTCGTATTTTCGATCTGGTGCCTGAAGCCCATCCTGCTTTAAAAAAAGTTTTACCAGATTTTGATTTTAAAAAGCCACCAGTTGACCCTAATTTTTTCGCCAGTTCGTTGGTTGAAACCTGCAAACTTCATAATGGATTGGGGCTGTCAGCTAACCAATGCGGATTTGAATATCGAGTGTTTGTAATGGGTTCTGCTGACAACTATGTGGCATTTTTTAATCCTAAAATTTTAAAGTCTTCCGAACAGCAAAGTAAAATGGAAGAAGGTTGCTTATCCTACAAAGGTTTGTTTTTGAACGTAGAAAGACCAGCAGAAATTGAGGTAGAATACCAAGATTTTAATGGTATTTTAAGGCAAGCAAAGTTTACCGGTATGACTGCTAGATGTTTTCAACATGAACTTGACCATATGAACGGAATCACGTATCATAGTCATGTAGGCACCGTATCAATACAACTTGCTCAGAAAAGACGAAGCAAGTATCTAAAACTATTATCCAAAACTTTGAAAGAAACAAATAATGGAAACAATCGAAGCGGAAATTACAGAAACATTCGATAAAGAAAAATGGCCAGATTTTGTAAAAAAACAATGGGAAGATTGGAGTTCTAAAAACCCGTGTTCAAATTTTGAACACATTGATACAAATCAGCTAACAGAAATACTTACCAGTGACCTGTCATATGCGTCAAAAATGGACGTAAAAGAGTACACGTTATATCAAAAGTGGTGTGAAATTCAAGAGAAGTATCCTGTAAAAGAAACTACGTCAGTTTTTGGTGATGTAGAAAAGCATCTTGTAGATGCTTCTCAAGAGCAATATATTAATTTTGTTAAAAATAACATTTGGATTCCAGAATCTCCTGACGATTTTATAAAACTTAAACCCGTCATGGAATACACCGATGATTCTGGTGAAGTTTTTGTTACTGCTGTTGATGGATCTAAAACAAAGAAAGACAAAAAAAGAACAAAAGATTTACCTGTAATTTGGAATACCGCAAGAACATTTATTTCCACCATGAAAAACAATTCTAATATCGGAAGAAATTTGAACTTCATGGTAAAGGATGACGTAACAGGTAAATACTTGGGTGTTATTTGTATCTCATCCGACTTTCTTGATTTGACACCAAGAGATAAGTTTATTGGATGGGAACGTGAAAAGAAAACACAGGGTGGTATGATCAATTATACTGCTATTGGTTCTTCGATAGTACCATTTCAGCCTCTAGGGTTTAATTACATGGGTGGCAAATTGCTTGCCCTTCTATGTCTCTCTGATGATGTACAGAGAATTTGGAAAGAAAAATATGGTAATACTTTGGTCGGAGTGACCACAACTTCACTTTACGGAAATACAAAAGCAAACGGATTGAGTCAATATGATGGGCTGGAATATTGGCAGAAAATGGGTTTTTCTTCAGGTTCAGTAGCATTTGAACCGAGGAAAAATACACTTCAAATGCTTTGGAACTGGTTGAAAGAAAACCATACTGAAAAATATTTTGAATGGTGGGAAGCTAAGAACGCACAAGGTTTGCCGTTTAAGCGTGATCACAAGAATCGTTCTTTGCATTTTGCATATCCTAAATTTGGTATTCCAAAAGAACTTACGAAAACAGACCATCAAAGAGGAATTTATTTTTCACCTCTGTATAATAACACCTGTGAATTTCTGCGTGGTGAAATAACTGAGGATAAACTTGTTAAATCTTTTGATACAAGCTGCGAAGCATTATCGGAAATCTGGAAAACTAAGTATGCAAAACCCAGGATTTCTATGCTGAAGAAGAAAAATAATGTTTCCAAAGAATCTCTTTTCTATGATGATTTGATCTATCTTACATGGGAAGAAGCTAAACAAAAATATTTGCCTCAGGTTGGTCGGTAATAATCAATGTTTACCTCACAAACCCATTGACAAATATACTACATAGTAGTATGATGTGCGTACTCGTTTGATCGAGTTTTATTTTTATTTTTTGATATAGGAGTTAGTTATGAGTAAAACCAGTGCAAAAGAACGTATGCTTAATACTTTGAAACAGACTAAAGGATATAATACCTTTAGTGTTGCACAAGCTCGTGTTCGGTTTGGTGTTAAAAATGTTGCTGCTCGAATCCATGAACTCCGTAAGGAAGGGTATGCAATTTATACCAACACTCGGATTCGTGGTAATGGTACTAAAGTATCCGTTTATCGCCTAGGAAAACCTTCAAAATCTATGAAGGCTCAGTTCCGTTCTATGGGTGTACGCGCACAAACCGCTTAATAATGGTTTGATACAGGAGAGGTCATTAATTTGGTGACCTCTCCTTTTTTATTTTGGAGTGCAAATGGAAATTCAAATAAAAACAGATGAACTTAGAAAGAAAAGTCTATTTGTTGCTACACCCATGTATGGTGGTATGAACCATGGTTTGTATATGAAAGCATGCCTTGATCTTCAAGGTATGTGTATTCAATACGGTATCAATGTTAAATTTTCCTTCTTATTTAATGAATCACTAATTACTAGGGCGAGAAATTATCTTGTAGATGAATTCTACAATCGTTCAGAATGCACACATCTACTTTTCATCGATTCGGATATCTGTTTTAATCCGCAAGATGTTATTGCCATGTTGGCTCTAGACAAAGATGTTATTGGCGGACCTTATCCTAAAAAAGCGATTAAGTGGAAAAGCGTTCAAAAGGCTGCGCTTCTTCATCCAGAAATTGCACCACACGACCTAGAAAAGGTTGCTGGTGATTTTGTATTTAATCCTGTTAAAGGTACTGCACAATTTCAAGTTTCTGAGCCACTAGAAGTTATGGAAATTGGAACAGGTTTCATGTTAATTAACCGTGAAGTCTTTCCGAAAATGGAAGAAGCATATCCTCAGCTTCGTTATAAACCAGATCATGTTGGGCAACAACATTTTGACGGTTCACGTTACATTCATGCTTTCTTCGATACTATTATTGACACAAAAGATTCTGCAACTGGTGGCGGTTCAGATCGTTATCTGTCAGAAGATTATATGTTTTGTCAACTTTGGAGAAAAATTGGTGGAAAAATTTGGTTGTGCCCATGGATGAGAACACAACATATCGGAACTTATCACTTTCATGGTGATATGCCTGCTGTAGCAAGTTTTGTTGGTGAAATGTAATGATCGTTGGTGTAGTAGGGTTCATCGGTTCCGGAAAAGGAACCGTTGGTGATTTTCTAAAAACTGAATTTGGATTTCACTCATTAAGCTTTGCTTCACACTTAAAAGACGTTGCTTCAGTCCTCTTCGGTTGGGAAAGGAATCTTTTGGAGGGTGATACAGAAGAATCTAGAAAATTCAGAGAAAGACCGGACGGTTTTTGGTCTAAAAAAATCGGTGAACACTTTACACCACGATTAGCACTTCAACTACTTGGTACAGAAGCAGGAAGAAAAGTCTTTCATGAAGACTTTTGGGTTTATGCATTAGAAAATAAAATCAATAACTTAGGAGCAAATCAAAATGTGGTGGTAACCGACGTTAGATTTAAAAATGAAATTGAATGGATAAAAAGCAAAGAAGGTATTCTAATTGAAGTTAGAAGAGGTTCAAGACCTTCTTGGTTTCATATTGCAGCCGATGCCAATAAACACGGTGGTTCTGTTTTTTCGGAAAAATTTATGTTGGAAAAATCTGGTGTTCATGAATCAGAATGGAGATGGATTGGAAGTGGAATAGATTACATTATTGATAATATTGGCACACTGGAAAACTTGAAAGAAAGAGTCACTGAATGCTTGAAAAGTTATTACGGAAGTAATATAATTGAATCCCTTAGACAAAGGAGTTTGTAATGAAGTTGACAAATAATACCATGAATGTATTGAAGAATTTTTCTACAATTAATCAAAACATTTATGTTAAACCTGGTAATGTTATTGAAACTGTTTCAAAGCAGAAAAATATTTTGGCTAAAGCAACAGTGGAAGAAAACTTTCCACAAGAGTTCGGCATTTACGATCTAAACAATTTTTTGGGCGTTCTATCCCTTTCTAAAGGCACTTTACCTGAACTTGATTTTGAAGATCAAAAAATTATTATCCGCAATCGAGTAGGCAAAAGTAGCACGACATATCATCAATCTAAAAAGGAACTTTTACTTCTTGCACCTGAGAAAAAGGTCAGCATGGAAAATGCTGAAATTATTTTCACCATCACAGAAGAGGATCTTGATTGGTGTTTGAAAGCTGCATCTGCACTTAACTCAACGAATATCGCTTTTGTTTCTGATGGTGTAAATGTCACGGTTGATGTTTTTAATGTAAAAGATGATTCATCTAACGTAAATACAACAACTATTGCAGAAGGTGATGGCAAAACTTTTAAAATGATTTTTGCTATAGAAAATTTTAAGTTTATTCTTGGTTCATACGATGTTACAATTCATTCTCGTGGAATTGGGCACTTTAAAAACAAGTCTGTACCAATTGAATATTGGGTCACCACTGAACCTGGTTCTACTTACGGAGCTTAATGATGACTGATATTGTTACACAATATGGTACTTTTAAAGAAGAAGATTTGAAATCGATCAAAGAAGCTTTGAATGAAATTTCAAATGAGCTTGACATTATCTCTCAGCATAAAGATGCAATCAAAGATGTTATCAATGCAGTCTTTGATAATTATAAAATCCCTAAAAAAGTAATTCGCCGTTTGGCAAAAGCACATCATAAAAATTCTTTTCAGGAAGAACTTGCGCATGATAGTGAATTTGAGACCCTCTATATCGGGCTTACGGAGGCAAAATGAATGAAGAACGTAGAGGGTTTACTAAAGGTTTAGGTCTAGCAGGATTTGTTGCAGTTGGAATTGCTGGTTATAAAGAAGCAAAAGAAAGGATTGTTTATAAACAGGATGAAATTCCAACACCTGAGTTAGAAAAACAATTAGAAACAAAACCCGTTCTACAATTGTCCGCTACTTACGGAGAAGAAATGCCTCCTTCATCTGACTTATACGTATTCTCATTTGGTCCAAATTACAAACCTGGAACAGAAAACCATGTAAATGTTAAAATTGTTCCTGGTCCCGATGGCAAACTATACGTAAAAGAAAACGATAGTTGGAGAAAAATATGAATGTAGCAATGATTGCTTCCGGGCAACCTCGATACAAAAAATATATTTTCGACAATTATTATAAAATAAAAGACGCAACTAGCATAGAACTTTATTTCTATATGTGGAGTAATTATTACTTAGAAAACGATGATAAAAATATTTTTGAAGGTGGAGGTTCGGTTGAGGAACAAATAATTAAGGGGCTACCTAAACACTGCATCATAAAAAAATTCATAACTGAAAATGAACCTTCTATTGAAAAATTATTTAATAATGAACTAGAAATATTAGTAGAAAAAACTCTTGGAGCAAATCATATATTTGAGCCTGATAGAATGAGAACCAGTCTTATTGATCTATATTATCAAAGATATTCAGCAATGAAAGCTTTTGAATTACTTGACAAAGAATATGATTGTGTTATAAGATATAGACCCGATTGTTACCTCGCTGATGATGTTTACTTAAAGGAAGTAGATTTAGATAAAGGAATTTATGTTCCTAGGAACATGGGAGGAGGAGGTATGAACGATCAATTTGCAATCGGAAATATGAAAAATATGAAGGTATATTTTGATGCGTTCAACAGTTTATTTGTCGATCAAATGGAAAATAAAGAGTTGGTTCAACAGGAAACTTCTTTAAAATATCATCTATCAAAAAATAATATTAATATTCATGGACTACCTAATAATGCACGATATTTTATGGTAAGAATAGAAAAAGGAGATGGTGGAAAAAAACTTCAAAGAATTTAAAGTATTTCATTTTACATTATGGAGATTGTGATTGGAAAATAAACAAATTTTATGGGTAGAAAAATATCGCCCGAATAAAGTTGAAGACTGTATACTTCCCGAAAACATCAAAACTATATTTCAAGAATATGTCAACAGAAAAGAAATCCCAAATTTGTTACTTGCTGGATCCGCAGGCGTTGGTAAAACAACAATCGCTAAAGCCCTCTGCGAAGAAATTGGCTGTGATTACATCATCATCAATGGGTCAGATGAAAGCGGCATTGACACATTCCGCACCAAGATCAAAAACTATGCATCAGCAATGAGTTTTTCTGGTGACCGGAGGGTCATCATCATTGATGAAGCAGACTATCTAAATCCCAATTCTACACAGCCCGCCCTACGTGGTGCCATTGAAGAGTTTTCAATTAATTGTTCTTTTATTTTCACTTGTAATTTTAAGAATAGGATTATTGAACCTCTTCATTCACGTTGTTCCGTTATTGAATTTAAACTTCAAAATGGGCAAAAGGCTAAGATGGCGGCTCAGTTCTTTAAACGTGTTGAATGGATCTTAAAACAAGAAAACATTCCATATGAAAAAGATGTTGTTGCAGCCGTCATTACAAAATACTTTCCTGATAACCGACGCATTCTAAATGAATTACAACGATATTCAGTTTCAGGAGCAATCGATAAAGGTATTTTGTCAAATGTTTCAGACGTAAACATTGCAACGCTTATCAAATCCATTAAAGAAAAAGATTTTGGATCAGCAAGAAAATGGGTCACTTCGAATCTTGACAATGATGCAGCAACCATAATCAGAAAAATATATGATTCGATGTATGAATATTTAACTCCTGACAGCATTCCACCTGCTGTTTTAATTTTGTCAAAATACCAATATCAATCTGCATTCGTGGCGGATCAGGAAATTAACTTAATGGCCTGTTTGACCGAATTTATGGTTGAATGTTCCTTTAAGTGAGAAGGAACATGTTTCAAACGAAAATATATGATTTATTTGGTGATGAAATTCTTTTGAATAGTAAAAGCTGTGTTTATTGTGGAATACAGAAAAAAATAATAGAGTTTCCTAAACATATTCATCGAAATGATGGATACGATTCTAGATGCAAAGAATGCAAAAATAAAAGAGGAAAACTTGTAGATCAAATAAGAAAAAATTCTCCACCAAAACCTGAAATATGTGATTGTTGTGGAAAAAAACCTAAGGAAGGCAATGGTAGAAGAAAAATTGGATTAGCACTTGATCATTGCCCTAAAACTAATACCTTTAGAGGTTGGCTTTGTTTTGATTGTAATCTTGGGATTGGTTTATTAGGTGACGATACTCAAGGATTAAAAAGAGCTTTAGACTATTTGGTGAAACATGACCGACCTATTTAAAGAAATCTTACCAAGCATTCTTCAAACGAAGAAAGACGTTCTAGAAAATGAATCTGATTATAAACCTTTTATCATAAATCGCTCACTCTCATATCATATGGATTGTATTTTATATGCAAATCAAATGAATATGTGTGGAAATTTACCTCCAAAACTACAATACCAATATTTTCTAAATACCGTAAGACCAATGAAACGTAAGTTTCAGTCTTGGCAAAAGCAAGAGACCATCAAAAATTTAGATTGCGTTAAAGAATATTTTGGTTATTCAAATGAAAAAGCCAAAGAGGCCTTGCGTATTCTAACCGATGAACATATCGCTTTCATAAAAGAACAATTAGAAAAAGGTGGAGTGAAAAAATAATGGTAAAAATAGAAAACATGGTAGAGGTGACTCTAAAGGAAAAAGATGACTTTTTAAAAGTTCGTGAAACTTTAACGCGAATCGGTGTCGCTTCCAAAAAAGAAAAAGTTCTTTACCAGTCTTGTCACATTCTACATAAGCAAGGCAGATACTACATCGTACACTTTAAAGAACTTTTTGCATTAGATGGTAAAAATACAGACTTTTCCGAGAACGATATTGCAAGAAGAAATACAATTGCAAAATTGTTGGAGGACTGGGAACTGTTAAAAATTGTTGATAAGAATATGGTTGAAGACCCCATAGTTTCTTTATCTCAAATTAAAATTCTTTCGCATAAAGAAAAAGAAGATTGGCAATTAATTACCAAATATAATATTGGTAAAAAAGCACAGAACGTGAATAAATAACCATATCCCAATCGGGATGGGCTAGCCTACCGAGGTTAAGGCTAGTAAAATAAACCTCGGACCAACGCCTTATGGGTTGGTATTTTATTAACTCGCTTATTTTAAGGAGAAAAGCATGACTCTTCACTACGGCAAATCTTTGCTGCCTGCAACTGTTGGTTTCGAACGTCTTCTTAGCACATTTGAAGAATTTGATAGGGCGGTCAAACCACAAACCTACCCTCCATACAATTTAGTAAAAACAAGTGATACCAATTGGACTATTGAAATCGCTATTGCGGGGTTTACCCGAGATGAAATTGATATTACTCTTGACGATGGTAAACTTTTGGTCACAGGTAAAAGTGCCGATAAAGATACTACTCGTGAATTTATCCACTATGGTATTGCAAAGCGGGACTTCAATCATCGATTTATTTTGGCACAAACGGTACAGGTAAAATCTGCTAATATTGTCGATGGGCTTCTTATAATTGAACTGGAAAATATTATTCCAGAAGAAAGAAAGCCAAAGAAAATTCAAATTGGTAGCAAAAATACAACACTCTTGACAGAATAGTCATTTTCGAGTATAATTTTATTATGGATGCGGTGAGTTAACATGGAAACATACTTGACAATGACAACTTTTACTGCCTTTGCTTTGGGTGCCTTTCTTGGTGCACTAGTTGGAAGGTTGGTAACATTTTGTCTCATGTCAGTATGTTTCCTTTTCTTATTGTTTAAGCTATGAATACAAAAGATCAACCAATTAAAATGCGCAATCGCTTTAATTTGACGGATGTTTATTACACATTAGCGCACTGGCCGTCTAAAGAAATTGATGGTGTTTTGTTTCTACCTGTAGTAAAAAATTATCCTTCAAATCAAAAACAACCTTTACATTATATCCGAAAAGATTCTTTGGAAAAAACTAAATGAAAATTGCACTTGCATCTGACGTTCATCTGGAATTCGGTACTACATCATTCAATAACACTGATAATGCAGATGTTCTTATTTTATCGGGTGATATTTGTGTCGCTAACAATTTTCATCCTACAGATAAAAAATTTTTTCGTGAATGTTCTGAGCGTTTTCCAAAAGTAATTTATGTCATGGGAAACCATGAACATTACGATGGTGATTATACACTGACCGAAAATCTTCTTCGTGAAGAGTTGGAAGAATTTACAAATATTCATCTGCTTGAAAAGCAAACGGTTGAGATCAATGGCTACACTTTTATTGGTGCTACTCTTTGGACCGACATGAACAAAAACGATCCTAATACTTTGTGGCATGTTAGCCGTGTAATGAACGATTTTCGTATTATTCGTAATAGTGGAGCGATTGAAGATCGAGAAAAACTTACTCCAATGTTTGTGTATAATGAACATGTGAGTACAATGCACTATATCAAGAGTGTCATTGACGCTAACCCTGAAGGTAAGTTCGTAGTTGTTGGGCATCATGCACCATCTAAGAAGTCAGTGAAACCTCGCTATCATGGCGATATTCTTACGAACGGTGCTTATTCTTCGGACTTGTCGGAGTTTATTCTTGACCACCCACAAATCAAACTATGGACGCATGGGCACACTCATGATGTTTTTGATTATATGATCGGTGATACTCGCATACTGTGCAATCCTCGTGGATATATTTTGTACGAAGAACGCGCTGATGAATTTGAATTGTTTTTTACGGAGGTTTGAAATGCCTATTTTTATGATTGATACTGTACACACTTTTCGTCATAAGTGGTTGATTGAAGCCGAGTCTTTGGAACACGCTTACGATGAAATGGTAATGACTGAACATAATCGTGAATTTGATGAACTGACACAAAAATGTCTCGGTGAAATGATTATTGATGGGCGTGAAGTAACACGTGAAGACATTGATAAAATAGTTGCAAGTCTTAAAGAAGATAAAGATGAATGGGTAAATCATTGGCTGGTTGATAAATGCATTCATAAAGTGGATTACACTAAATAAATTTTCTGGCCGTCGTTCAATGGATAGGACAGCATTCTTCTAAAGTGCGAATGGGGGTTCGATTCCCTCCGGCCGGGCCAAACAATTTCGAGGTTTTGTGAAAGAAAAATTTATTAATGCATATATGAAGGTAGCCGAAACGTTTGCCGAATTGTCATCGGCTCGGCGCCTTCATGTTGGCGCGATTATTGTAAAAGATGATCGTATCATTTCCATTGGTTATAATGGAATGCCCTCTGGTTGGGACAATGATTGTGAGGATTTAGTTGTCTATAGAAAAGAAATCGAACCTGGCATTTTTAACAACGAATATAAACATGAATGGAAAACAAAACCCGAAGTCCTTCACGCTGAGACGAATGCAATTGCTAAGTTAGCTAAATCTACCGAATCTGGAAACGGCTCAACTTTATTTGTTACGCATGCACCTTGTATGGATTGTGCAAAACTAGTTTATCAAAGTGGCATTAGTTCAGTTTACTATAGAAATACTTACCGTTCCGAAGATGGTATTAATTTTTTAAATGCTGCTGGAGTGAACGTAAACAGAGTATAATTCACCAGATGAAAAATCCATTGCTCTAAATAAAATGGAGCATACCTGGAGGATTATATGCATCTCAGAGTGATCAATAGTCCAGAAAAAAATTTCACCCCATTTGTAAGAAAAGCCTCACTTTTTTATGCGGAATATCTGATGCCAAGTAAAAGGCTCAGAGATAACGTGCATCTAAAAATAAAGTTCAATAAAAAAAGTAACTATTGGGGTTTGGCATACATTGATGATAATAATGATGCTAAAAAACCTAGAAAGTTTGTAGTAGAATTACATCCTTGGATCGGCGCAAGAGAAATTTTTATAACCTTAGCACATGAAATGGTGCACATTCGACAATATGTCAAGGGTGACACCAATGAAAATTTATCCAAATGGAAAGGTGAAAGAATCAATTCAGAAGTGATGGATTATTACCATCATCCATGGGAAATGGAAGCTTATAGTTTAGAAACTTGTCTATATACCAAGTTCGCTATAAAAGAACAATTATGGTATGTTTTTAAAGATATAGGTAATCCAGAATTACCAATCAAAGAAGAAAAAATAAAATGGAGAAGTAAACCAATTTAATATGAAAACTGCTTTATTATTGACAGGTAATCCAAGATTTTCAAAAGACTTCGATTCACAGATACATAATCTAAAAAATAGCGAAATAGATTGGTATATTTGTTTTTGGAAAAGAGAAGAAGGTTTTGATCCAAAAATATCCAAAAATTGGCATGTGAAAAATTCTTGGCAAGTGTTGGAAAAAATAAAACCTTTTCTTCCACCTGGGCATAGAATTAAATATATTGAACTTCTCGATCCTAACGATTACTCCGTTTTGCCTTACGATTATCAAGACTATTACAGTAATCCAATAAACATCTGGCAACAATATAAAATATTACAATATTGTGATAGGTGGAGAAGAGAATTAGATTCTTATGATTTAGTTATTCGTTCAAGAACAGATTTAGGGCTTAGTGAAAATATCGATTTAAAATTGGCGTACAGTTGTTTGTCTAAAGATTCGAAGGTCATTTATACACCTAATAATCAAAGAAACGGCTATATAGCAAATG